CGGGACGATTCTCACGGATGCATGAGTTAAGTTCCTGCTTAATTAACTTTGCTTCCTTATCTGATACAAACTCAATGTTCTGTGCCATTATCTTAGCGAAACGAATTACGTCGTCTAAGTCATGAAATCTCTTCAATCCATCGTCATAATAACCAGAGGCAATCGTTGCTCTGGGTGTCACAAACTTACAGTAAGATGTGTTTGTGATGATGAACTTCATAGGGTGTGCGATTGCATCCCTTAAGTCACTCTCTGCTGTGTAATACGTATGGGGTGCAACAATTATTTTTTCTTCTACAATGTCATCGAACTGATACGTGATTGTGTTTGGTGTATATTCATCTGTGCCACCGAATCCGATGAAATCACCCTGATAAATTCCATTCCCGCGTTGACGAGGCAACCAATCAAAACAAGCGTGCAAAATGTCTGCAACTGCCCCTTTATGATTCTGATCGATGTCATTGTGAGATTCGTTGATTTTGATTTTTACTTTGTTAAACACGGATTTGGTGCCAACAAAGAAGTTGCCCGTCACGGGGTTGGTGCCCCATACGATGGCAGGAGCGCCGTCCATCTTGACGCTTAGGTGCCCCTCTGTCCTTAGCAGATCCAGAACGGTCAGGTCCCCCGTGAGGATCAGGTCTTCGGGGTGTTCGATGTGCTTGTTTTGCATGGTCTTAGTATGGCAGGTCAGAGGGGAAAAATCAAGCGGCAGTGTGCCACTATGCCAACCGCATACCGTCAAAGAAAGGAATCGGTGATCCCTGATAGTTTACAAACCACTGAAAGTTCTTTTGAAAAACATACTCACCGTCCATTCCAAACGCAGAAAGTAATGCATTCAGGCGTGACTTAGTTGTCTTTGATTGATACCCACCGTCAAACAATTGCATCCAATCTTGACCGATCGTGGCAATTCTGCTACCGTGGAGATACACGTCAGAGGTTCCCTCCCATCCAGGGATGACCGTCGTGTTAGCAGATGACCAACGCTCGTCGTTCTGGATTGCTGCGACCATCTGGGTTTCGATCTTACGCATGTTTGGTGTCGTTGTTTGATCTGAAAGTACAATAGGGCATTTTGAGCGCCGTGCGTCTTTTGTGTGCCACTTATCCAACTGGTCAGGCAGCCGACCAGTTTGTGACACTTAGTGCCTCACATTGCATCAATTTGTCTTTGAATCGTTTCGTTTCTTTCGTTGATGACTTCCATCATATCAGAATCTAATAGATCGATGAGAAGATTGGCACCCAACAAAATAACAATGGCAGAAAGACAAATACGCATGAGTTTGTGTTAATGAAGAACAGAGAGGTTAGTGTCAGTTACCGAAGAATGCAAAGTGCGAATCAACGACAAAATCAATGACTTCATCAGTTGCGCTAACGTTGAAACGTTCGCAGAACCAATCTACACACATTTCAGCAGGTAGCATAGTGTCAAACATAAAGTCCTGAAGTTCGGTCAGATTGGAATCGGAAAAAAGGTTGGTTTTGTTCATGTGTCTACAATACACGGTTTCCGCCCCTGTGCCCATTTCGTGTGACACCTATCCAACTGGTCGGCAGCCGACTGGTTTGTGACACTTAGTGCCTTACACTAACTCGTGTTGATATGCCATCCATTGCTCTTCTACGACTTCATCCACACTCTCTTGAATCACCTGATAGATGTAATCAATGTTTCCTACATCATCAAAGATACGTCTAACCAACTCAGGATCTTCTATGTTGTTATCATAATCAATCTCACCATTTTCATCCTTCAAATGACAATCATTCTTGGTATAAATCCACGCGCCACATTCTGCATCTTCTCCCAATTCTTTGATCATACTTGATACACGGTCTTGAAGTTGCTTGAGAGTGTAGTTCATGAGGTTAAAAAGAGAAAATGTTTGGAGGGTCTTACGCTTAATACTGTGCAGCCCTCGATGTTACTTAGTAATCAACTTTCCCGTTAATATAACCTTCTACATCAAACTTCTTATCATCTTCATATTCTTCTTTGTATTCAATCACATCATAAATCTCACCTGGCATGTCATTGATCTCAGAAAAAACATCAGTGTCGAAAGTGTCGTAATCCATTTTGAAGAGAATTGTTTGACTTGAAACTACAATACACGATTTTCAGAACCGTGCTCATTTACTGTGCCACTAATACTTTTGGCACATAGTGTTACTTAGCAGGGAAGTTTTTACATACGGCATCACATAGGCGTCTTACCAATTCATCTCTCAATCCATCACTAATAATACCACTAAGTTCACCATCAACAATTGAGTCAATATCTTCCATCAATTGTTCCCGTTGCATTAACATTTCCAGATGTGGGTTTGGAGTGAAAGTTTTCAAGAGAACTTTTTTGAACTTGATATAACAATAACCCCTCACGAACGAATCCGCAAGGGGTTGTGTGCCACTTCTACAATTGGTTTTATTCTCAATAAGATCTTGCTATTGAGAATAGATCATCTTTAAACCAGTCCACGAACTGGCACAATCAATACATATCTGCCATTTCTTTGATGTTAACATGAACATTCTCGCCACCTTCAAGACCTAAGACTTCTTTCCAGTCGTAATCTTCTAGGGGCAAATCATCATAACACTCTATATCGAGAGTGACACTAACCAGGCGCTTAGTAGTTGTGTACATGTGTCTAGTGGCGAGATGTGTGATGTATACGTGTGTATTATATCATGCGTAATGACGATACGCAAGTGCCTCATATGTGTCATTATCTCGTGCGTATTCGTCGTCTTGTTGTACGTCTTCATCTAGCGCATTATATGATTGCGCCCACATGTCATAGGTCTCGTCGAGATCATATGTATATTCAGGTGTGTATGAATATTCTAGATCGTAATCGTCGTACATAACTCGTCGAGATTTGATTAGTTTACTTTATGATTATACTGTATTTTCGACGAGATTGCAACCTTCTTGTCACACCTATATCTCGTCGAGATGCATAGTAGTATATATGTATATAGTCGAGACTTATGTCATTATTGTAACATATATCTAGTCTAGAAATCTCGTAGCGTATATAAGATCTTCTAATCTCGCCTAGAAAATCGCGCCCCGTGGGTTGACAAACTCCGCGTTCCATGCTACGCTCGCTAAACTTACAATAAGAACACACATTAACACACAATACTCAGCAATACCCAACATTAATGAGAATTACTTATTGCAATTGAGAATCATTATACATTAACTCAAATTATTATAAAAAACACTCTCTAAAATACAACATATCCTAGATAATATAAAATAACCGTTATTTATAATACCATCTGGAGGGTAGTTTTGCAAGGCAGTGTATATCTAATCATCAACACCGATACAGGACACAAATACATCGGAAACACCACAAGTATGCTCAATAAAGAGTGGAAACACCATATTGAGTGTGCAAGGCGTATGTCCAGAGAACCATTACATATTGCAATGCGTAAGTATGGTAATCATACATTCAATATAAAAGAAATAGATGCCTGTAATGAATTAGATCTTATTGAGAAAACAGAGTATTGGATAGGAAGATATAAACCAGAATACAATGATAGTGATCATATAATAGAAGAAACTCCTACTAAGACCTTTACAGTTATAGAGAAGAAACCTAAGAATCTTCCTACATTTACAGATGAAAATAGAGGAACTGGTAAACACTCTGGTATACGTATTCAGAGTATGAACATAGAAACAGGCGAATTAAAAGAATGGGAGAATGCAAGAGTTGCGGCAGCAGAACTTGCAGGTAATCCAAACCGTAACGCTAACATACTAAAATCAGCACGTAAGGGTTACATCTCATATGGTCATAGATGGAAGCTGCTTGAACACAAAACTAAAAAGAAACCAGTGAAAGGTATTCATAAGATCACATGGGAAGAGATCTTCTTTGAATCTAAAGCAGATGCTATCAGACGTTTAGGGAATGGCACTCACGGAACCACATTAACAGCATCTCTTAAAAGTAAAGGTAGATATACATGGCGTGGTTATATGTGGTTCTACGTCTAATAAGTGCGCCAATACTTCGGGTTTATATACCCCACAGAATACTTCATCTTCTCTGATTCTTTGAGCGTTATGATACAGTCACCGGAAATCGCAAGTCGCTCGCCAGAAAAAACCTCGGATACAGAATCTGTCCCATGAGGAGTCTTACTTGGAAATATGCATATTGTTCCTTCTTTAGTATGAAGAGAATACTTCTGAGTTGATTCAAATGTATACTGATCTATGAATGTATCATCCTCATGGTAGTAATCAAATACACTCTGAAATAACTCATTACCCTTCTTCCTATCATAAAATGATAATGCATGTGATCCTTCTGGGGCATTTACATAATAGGCATAAGATATATGTGCTGGGGCATGTAGATGCTCTGGAATTAATTCCTCATTATTATAACTCCTTGAGATCCAACTCTTTGTATGATAAACATCGAATACATCCCTTAATCCTAAGATCTCCATATAATAGATCTTAATATGTTTGGTGATCTCTTTCATCATTGCCACCGCACATTCTTCCATATGAATAATCGGTTTACCCTCTTGTTCCGATACAGTATTAATATCTCCACTGCTTTCTTCTATACGTGGAAACTCATACTTTGGATAGATCTCTCTATAAAATACTTCCTTGTGCCGTGCATGATCTTCCATCTCTCCAACATATACACTGGTCGGAAATATATTGTGCAACTGATAATTTACCACTTCTTTAATGGGCACTTTGCTGCTCTTAATGCAGTCTTATTCATCATAAAACATCCACACTCCCTACATCTCTTCCTACCATGTTCAAAACTGGGACATGCTTGGCATATATCATACCTACGTTGTTGTTCAAATTGTTCTGCAAATATATTCTGCCCAGCAAAAATGTCCCCTCCGACATCCTTCATTAAATCAACTAAATTCCTTCCCTGTTCTGCCAATCCTGGCATCTCTTTCTTCTCTTCATTCTGCGACATGAAACCACCCCGTTACAACATACTTCATTCCTTTTGTAACCAATCCACCCCTATGTGCATGAGTCATTCCTGCTGGCCATAATAATAATGTTCCCCTCTTTGGTGTTATCCTCTTGTGATAATACAGGAACTCAGTCTCTCCTCCCTCAAAATCATCATTCAAATAAAACATCCATACAACCTTTCTGGAAGCATGTACTAATGTTGAATTCTCATCGTGCCATACATGATAACCTCCACCAGCAGGTGTCTTTTGTATCTTTTGTGTGGTCGAATACATTGCAATCTTTGCCAGATGCCCGTACTTA